ATATCCGAGGACATATGAAGTCCTTTTTTAAACCTTATTTGTGAGTAATCCTTTTTATCAAAGTCGTTAATATTACAAAATGATATATATTCCGAGCCAAACTCAAACCATTTGTCACGGACAATATCATCATAATAAGCCAGGAAGTCCTCGCCAAAATTAAGTTTTACATTCTTACGATTGATTGAGTCGCTATTCTCAATAACAGGAATACCGCTCTCAAGATATATTTGAACTGATTCAATCATAAAATTATAGAATCGATTCCATTCATCTTGATCCCAATCATTAAACAAAGTATTGCCAAAGAAATCAAGTGGTGAGTTCTTATGGTTAAAGAACGAACCAAACTCAATCACTTTTACTCTTCGCTTGCCGTGTCCACCACTATAATTGATCGTGTAATTTGTAGTAAATCCAAACTTTGGAGCATTATTGTAATCAATATAAAGCTCATCTTTGTTTTTCTTTTCAACTGTTACCCCTTCGGTAATCTTGGAATAAAATCCTTCAAAGTCTAAATTCTTACGGCAATCCTCAATAATAATCAATTGAGTGGATAACTCAACGCGTTGAAATGCAAATGACTTATCAAGCTTAAAGTTCTTACCATCAATTGATACCAGGTTGATTAATTTACCGATGGCCTTAAAGAAAATCCCTTTACCGGCGCCACCACCTTGGGCCTCATCTTCGGTCTCTTCTGCAAGTATCACGGCAAATGATTTGGTCGGATCCTTGTAAGTATGGAGTAAGTAACCAATTAAACTAATGGCATAAGCTATGCGCTCGGTGTCTCCATTGCAAACCTTATCAATAAATTTAGTGTACTGAACATATTCAAAGTCGATGTCTTGTTCAATGTCAATATTGAAATCAATTACTTGGTCTTTCCAAACATGTACACCCAAATCACCGTACTTAATTAGTTCCTTTTTATTTTTAGTGATGCGCACCACTCCATTTTTAAAAGGATAATATGCGGCTGTCTTGGTGTGCTTAAGGAAGTTAAGTTTAATGTTTTGCATAAACTCAAACAAACCTTTGTTAAAATATGCATCGGCTCCCTTATAAATTATTTCGCGGAGCTTGGATGGGTTGGTGCCATCAAAGTTGGATGGGAGTTGGTCAATATATGAGTTAAGAAACTTTTTAATTTGCTCCATGTTTGTCTCCGATACAAATCCATCTTCAACGCGGACCAATTTGTAATTAAGCTTATTGTCATAATAATAAATATAAAACCCGCCATTGCTTGATAGAAATGAAAGGAACTTGGACCGATCAATGGTCACAATACCTTTATCATTGACATTCCAAAATGTAAGGATGCTCTCTCCATTACCGCTCTCAATATCTTTGATAAGGTCCTCGGTCTTGGTTACATCCAGGTTATGCTTTTGTGAAAGGTAGGCGGCGATGTTTTTATTATCAAGCCCTTCCTCTTTTTTCTTAAGGAAGTCTCTTTTTATATTTGATGAGATGCGATTCTTTTGTTCACCGAATCCATCTTGAGACAATTGCTTTGCAGCATTAGAGAAGTTACTACCATGTTCAAGGATGGTATAAATAGCAAACGGCTTGTATCCTTTGCCTGTCTCAAACTCCGTTGATGTTGAGAATACTTTAAATAGTCCAAGTCCTTGATGATAATCTGCGGATATATGCGAATCGGTTTTGCCTGGGCGCTTTAAGTAATCGCGCTCACCTTTGCGCTCAATCCAAGTCCAACCGTGCTTTTCAAGTAATGCAACTACATCGCACTTATTATTATAATCATCCCAAGGTGTAAGTTGAAAATTATCGGTTTCAGTTATAACTTGTTGGCGCACCTCTTTGACTACTTCGTTGAATGATCTACATATTGATAGGATGGATTCCCTTTGCTCTAATGTTATAACATTTATCTTAAAGTCCTTTTCTTTGGTGTACCCTTCGGATGGAGGTGCAAGCACATATCCTCCCTCACCGCGTGTCTCAATTAACACTATCTCTTTTGCGTGTGGTGTCTCTTTAAGTTCCTCTTTTGTTGCATGGCGCATGGCAAGTTTTTGATTGCCTTCAATCTCTTCGGACCTATAATATAAATGATACCCACCGGATTTGGTGCGTACCACATATAAAAGCTCCATTAAGTCTCCAAGCTCGGCTTTGAGTCGATCCCATAATGTACCGCTTACATCATATTTAAGATCAACATCGATAATCTCTAATCCTCCGGAGACTGCGCCACCGATGATGGCAATGTTGTTTGACCTGGTGTTAGTAAATTGGGCCTTCATTGTTGCCGCATCCATTATCTTGGATTGGAACTCGGTCCAAGGAAAAATTGCTCTCTTGTTATCACCTATTGGGATAACGGAGAAACCTTGATTTGCATAATAGTTGGCTGCTTTAATCATTTGGTTATAAATTTAATCTCATCCATTTTGTAAATAGTGTAAACGCGAAACCCTTGCTCTTCAAGTTGTTCATGTCTATACTTTTGTAATTCCGAAAGCCGGCCCTTTTCGGCCTTGCATTCAATAAAGAAAGTTTTACCATCCTTAAGGATCATTAGGTCGGGCATGCCATTTTTATTGCATTGTATAATCTTTACGACATACCAACCGATTAACTCAAAGTGCCGGATGACTTTGCTTTGCAGAATAGATTCTCTCAATTTCTTTAAGTTCTTTTTTAGCTTCATTTAAAAATTTGCTTTTTACCATTATGGTCAAAGCTTTTTTCTTTTCCTTTTCGGGGAGTGGCTTACGCCCTCGTGTTTCTTTTTTCATAGTTTTCTTCTAGGTTAATAAATATGCATACCAATATTAGGAATGCAATGATAAATAAAATTTTCATGTTATTGGTTTTAAGATACCATTTTTAAGGACACTACCGATTTTATCCAATAGCTTTAAATGGTCAAACCTTATAAAAAAACACCCCCGCTCCCATCCAGGATAACCCACTACGATTATTAATTATTGTTAATTAGCGGAGGTATTTCGTTTACCTTTCAAAAGTAATTTAAAAAAATTTAATAAAAAAGTTTTTTTATTCAATTAAAAAAGATTAGTATTGTGATGTCGTTATAAAACAAACGATATTTAAATCATGGCTTTATCAAATTTAGGAGGTACAAATTTAACTTACCTCTCCGTTTCCGATGGGAACCTAGTACGCCAACACAAAACGGCGAATGATCGCACAACCGAGCGAGTAACAAAAACCGGTAAACTTGTTTTTGAGGAACGCTTCAAAGACTTAACGGGGTTAATTACAAACATTAACACTCGTGAAAATGATTATGGTAAGCAATGGCAATTGACATTCCAGGATGGCGCCGATACATATATTGTATCAATGCCGTACTCAAGTCGATATGCATCAAGCTTTTTAAAAGCTTTGCCAAACATTAACATTGAGGAACCTTTAAGATTTATGCCGTGGGCAATGAAGGACAAAAACGATGTAAGCAAAACGATTACCGGCATAACAATGTATCAAGATGATACAAAGATTGCACCGGCTTACACAAAGGATGCGCCTAATGGCTTACCACAAATGGAGAAGATTAAAGTTAAAGGTAAAGAGCAATGGGATGATTCTGCAATGATGGAGTTCCTTGAACAAACTGCTTTAAAGATTTTTGCCAAGCATAATGATAATGATTTGGTTTTAGATGAGGAGTCACCTTTTTAGTTGGTTTTGGTTAGCGGTTAGCCTTCCGTACAAAAAGGCACTTTTTATAATTTAAAATTAAAAATATGCCGAAAATTAAAATTACCAAAGAGATTAACATCATCGACAATTTTGAGAGATATTTCTTATATGTCGATAATAAGTTTATTACAGGGGCCGAAACCCTTGAAGAGATTGAGCAAATTGCTACCGCAGTCATTGCCAATAATGGCGATAAAGTAATTACCGAAACCATAAAAGAATACACATGCTAGTAAAAACCAAAACCAATCAATTAACATTTGTCGATGGTAGATTTTACCACGATGAAGATGGGAATTATTTCCCAAGTGCCACCACTTTACTTGAAGCTTATCCAAAGCCATTTGCCCTTATCCAATGGATGAAGGAGGTTGGCTCAAAGGCAGATGAGATAAGAGATAACGCCGGGCGCCGGGGATCTACCGTACACCAATTGACCGAGGATTATGATCACGGCATGGAGTGTAAATTATTGGATGATAACAACCGCCCAAAGTATTCGCTTGAGGAGTGGAATATGTTTGAGCGTTATGTTGAATTCAGCGTAAACCATAAGCCGGTACATGCAATGATTGAGCAAACCTTTGTAAGCAATCATTTAAAGTTTGCGGGTACACTTGATCGTATATGTACCATTGATGGCAAAACATATGTTTTAGACATTAAGACAAGCAATGGGATATATAATAGTTATTGGCTGCAATTGGCAGCTTATAAGGAATTATATAATCATTCGGTAAAGCAATCCGATAACATGCCGGACATTGATGGCGTGGCTATTTTATGGCTTAATGCAAAGACTCGGACCTATGGTAAGAATGGAGTCATCCAAGGTCCTGGGTGGCAGATGGTGACCAAAGATGACACCTCGGATGATTGGTCATTGTTCCTTGCAGTCCAACAGTTATGGAACGCGGAGCATGAGAATGATAAGCCGAGAGAATTTAGTTATCAGTTATCTCATAAAAAATAGTAGTTTTACACTTAAACCCGCATTATGATAACGAGAACCAAAAGGAAGAGATTGTATTTCGACATCGAGACAAGTCCGAACATTGGTTTTTTTTGGCAAAGCGGGTTTAAGTTAAACATTGGGCCGCAGAATATTATCACCGAGCGTGCCATTATTTGCATATGTTACAAATGGGAGGATGATAAAGAGACTCACGCGCTCACCTGGGATGTAAAGCAAAGTGATAAAAAAATGCTTCAAGATTTTATCAAGATTGTAAATGAAGCGGATGAGTTGGTTGGTCATAATGGTGATAAGTTTGATCTTGCTTGGGTGAGGACAAGATGTTTATTTTACGGCATCGATATGTTTCCAACCTACCAAACCATTGACACCTTAAAAGTCTCAAGGTCAAAATTTAAATTCAATAGCAATAAGCTTAATTACATTGCCGGATATTTAGGCATCGGCTCCAAGATTAAAACGGATTTTGACTTATGGAAAAACATCGTTTTAAAAAAGGATCAAGTGGCAATGGATAAGATGGTTAAGTATTGCAAAATGGATGTTGTATTACTTGAGAAAGTGCATAAGAAACTATCAAACCATATCGCACCCAAAACACATTACGGAGTAATATTTGGCCATCACAAAGGAAGTTGCCCGGAGTGTGGCAGCGATGACCTGGTAATCAAGGACCGAAGGGCATTAGCAAGCGGAGTGGTAAAATTAATTTTTAGATGCAGAACATGCGGCAAGCATCATAATAAAACGGATAAATAATGAGTAAACTTTTATATGATGTTATTGATGATTTATTATTTAGAGAGGAGAAGGGCCGAGCGGAGTATGGAACGACAATGGATAGAAAGGATTTAAGCGAAGAGCAATGGTTACAACATGCATACGAGGAAGCATTAGATTTAGCTATTTATCTCAAAAAAATAATTAAGACTCGAAGTGAAAATAAAGATAATTTATAAAAAACTAGGAAGGGAACAAGCTCATGGCATTGCGGAGAGCGATGGGATAATATATTTGGATCCGCGTTTGCGCGGAAAAAAGCATTTGGAAATTTTGCTCCATGAAATCGGACACCTATTGGATGCCAAAGATTCGGAGGAGACTGTCATTAAAAAATCCATAGCATACACAAAGATTTTATGGCAAGAGGGTTATCGCCGTATCGATGATACGAACGATACACCATTACAGGACGGCACAAATTAATTTACTTAAATATGGAGTTGCGAGACTATCAAATCGACATAGCCAATAGGGGCCTTGAGGTGATTAATGAATTTGGGTTGGTATATCTTGCCATGCAAGTAAGGACCGGCAAGACATTAACAAGTTTGCATTTGGCTAATAAGATGGGAGTTCAAAATGTCTTATTTGTCACAAAGAAAAAAGCTATCTCAAGCATTGAGGATGATTTTAAATTAACAGGCTATAAATATAATCTTGATGTAATTAATTATGAAAGCGTACAAAAGTATATTGATAATTATGATATTATCATATTAGATGAGGCACATTGCTTGGGCCAATACCCTATACCATCGGAGCGTACAAAAACATTAAAAGTATTATGTCAAAAAAAGCCGGTCATCTATTTAAGTGGCACTCCAACACCGGAAAGCTTTGCTCAAATATTCCATCAATTTTGGGTATCGGATAAATCACCATTTGCAGATCATAAAAACTTTTATTCCTGGCATAAGCATTATGGCATCCCAAAGAAAAAATTTGTTTTCAATCGTGAGCTTGCTGATTACTCACATGTCAAAACGGAGTTGATTGAATGCGAGATAAATCATTTGTTTTTGACATATACGCAACAGGAGGCCGGATTTGAATCTTTGGTGCAAGAGGCCATCTTGTATGTGCCAATGAGTGATAAGGTCAAATGGGCCATTGATAAGATTACCAAGGACAAATTATTTAGGACAAAGGATGGCGAGATTGTCGTTGCCGATACGGCGGTCAAAGAGATGCAAAAGGTCCATCAAATATGCAGCGGAACGGTTAAAAAGGATGATGGCAATGCAATCATCTTTGATGACACAAAAGCCAATTTTATTAAGGAAAGGTTTAAGGATCAAAAGATAGCCATCTTTTATAAGTACATAGCCGAAGGATTGCTTTTAAAGGCAACTTTTAAAAACTCATATGATGATCCGCAAGAGTTCAACAAGGCCGGAGGCGATGCGGTATTCATAAGCCAGGTGCAAAGCGGAAGGGAGGGGATAAATTTAAGCACGGCCGATGCGCTTGTCATGTACAATATTGACTTTTCGGCGGTAAGCTATTGGCAATCAAGGGCAAGGATGCAGACAAAGGACCGGACAATAGCATCAAAAGTGTTTTGGATATTCACCGTTGGAGGCATTGAGGAGCGTATTTTTAACATGGTCCAACTAAAAAAAGACTTTACTTTAAGGCACTTTAAAAAAATATATTAAAAATATTTTTTTATTAAATTAAAATAATATAGCTTTGGTTTCTAAACAAAATCAAAGAAAATGGAAAAAACAACAAAAATGGTTATCGAGTATAACCTAAATGAAGGTACCGAGTTGGAGCCTAAAATGAATCAAATACCTTTAAACATTACAATTGCACCTGTTATTGGTGACATCATTGGGATGGATGTAACATTTGATCCTGGTAATGCGCATTATTCTTTTTATAAAGTTTACGCGCGACAATTTAGTACAATTACCAACACTCTTATTATTAAAGTAAAATTCAATCATTAACATGAATAAGCAACAAAACCACAATTTTCAAGCGGTCGTTATTTTAATCACCGCATTTTTAATCACGGCATTTTTACAAAATTATTAATCATGAAAAAAACTGCAATGCAAGAGTTGTTGGAGTATGTAAAAACTACCAACACAATCACATTCCTTCCGGAACAATTGGCCAAACTTATTGAAGATAAGTATTTAAGTAAATCAGCAAAAGATGTAAAAAATGCATTTATTGATGGTGAACTAAATGTTTGGAACCGCGAAAGGGATGGTAATATTTTAGAATATCAAGATCAACAAGATTATTTTAATAAAAATTATCAACCATGATCCGAGCAATATTATCACTATTAAAGTTTTTCTTATTGGCGGTGCCATTAGCGTGCTTGCTATATGTAACATTATTTTTCATCTATAAAATCAAAGGAGATGCCAAACCACAAAGAATGGATTGAGTTAACAATTATTGAGAAAATTGACCTGGTGGGTAAGCTTACCCATTTACTACAAAATGATGAGATGTCATTTCATACATTTAAAAGACATATAAAAAAAGCGGAGTCCTTTGGGATATTCGATGAGATTAAAATAAACAAAAATGAACTACATGATAATACCGGGAATTAAGAAAGCAAAGATTGGCTTTAAGACAATGCCAAAAAAGAAAGTATTGCAGTATATTGATACAGTTATCGCAAATACTTGCGAACAATATAATATTTCAGTAGATCAAATAAAATCAAAAACTAGAAAAGGTCCTATTGTAATACCTAGATTATTAACAATGCATATTTTAAAATCAAATACACTTTTAACATTAAAAGAGATAGGAATTGTTTTTAATCGTGATCACACAACGGTAATCAATGCCATTAAATCAACAAGCAACATGCTTGAAACGGATTGTGATTTTAAAGAGGAATATCAAAAATTGATTATGAAGCTATAACATATTTCGTTCCCCCATCTACTAACACGGCTCTCAAGACTTGATGTCTTTGAGGGCCGTTCTTTTTTACTTATATGTTTGGTAATGAGCTTTGCCGTTTACTCTTGTAGCTTTTAAGATTTGTTTTCTTTGCTTACCGGTACTTTCATAAGATACATGAACCCAATCCGGATTTGCACTTGTTCCAAATTCCCAAATCAATTGGTCAAATTCTAAATTATCCTTAATGTAATTAAATACCATTGTGTTGGTAACGCCGTTTGCACTCCCATCCATGTCAATGTCGATTGCTTCGCCTGTGCTATGTTGAGAGGTGGGTGATGCCCCAGGTGTGCAAGCATTAAGTTCCTTTGATCTATATCCGGAACTAATATGAATAGGGCAACGGAAATGATTCCTTATCTTTTCAAATACATTTTCAGCTAATAATTTAAAGTTTTCAATATGCGCATCAATTGGCATATTTGAGATGCCATGTCTCTTTGCGGTTTCACTTCGGATTACTTCGCTTAAATCTAAATGTTCGGATATTTTCATATTAATCTTTTTTGAATATTTTCTCTGCGGTTGTTAATCCTAGGCATCCAAATGCCAATGTTGCAACTGCGTACACTAATGCCTCACTTGGTGCTTTACTTAATTCGCTAAATGAGTTATGATACATTGTAATGCATAACGCTACAACGCACATCAAACCACATAAACGCTTCATAGATAACCTTCCGTTATCTTCGGTAAAAAATTGCTTCATCTTAATTAGTTGTATCGGTTTTAGTCTTACCCCAAAAATTCTTTTTTTCTTTTATTAGGACTGTATCATGGATAAAAATAGTGTCAATTCTTATTTGTACAATTCCGTTTTTAAGGTCACTAATTTCGCTTCTCATTTGGGTAATGGTTGCAACTGCATTTGCAACTAATTGCTTTTCCTTTTTAGTTGCATTTGCAACAACTGTTGCAGATTTTGCATTGGTTGCATCCACTTGCTTCATTAACTCCTCAAACTCAATATCCTTGTCAACCTTTTGAGCTTGCACCCCGCAACCAAATAAGAATAAAATAAATAAATATTTCATTAGTTTATTTTTTGAATTTTACCTAATTGCTCCAAAGTAGAAAGTTTGGTACTTGCGGCCGCCAAGCTTGAATCACATCTGCGTAATGCATTTGTAACCACATCAAGTCTTGTCTCTAATTTCTCAATCTTTACATCTTGGTTTTTAGCTTGGCCCTGGAAGGTAGATCGTACATCAATGTATAAATAGCCAATAGCTATTAAAACCACAAACAATGTTCCAACAACAGGGTTGGAGGCAAACTCTTTAAATTTAATCGGTATCATATTTTAAAACAATTTTTTATAAAATCCTACTGAATAACCTTGAGTACCATAATTAAGCAACATAAGCCCCTTATTTGGCACTTTTAACCCTATTCCTATACTAGCACCTAAAACATTATTAAAGTTCCTTAATTCGCCTCCTATTAACAATTCCGTTTTTGGCTTAATAGTCTTTGTTATATATATAGTTTTTTCTCGTAGTGTTGCTTCAAATCCCCTTCCTATTATCTTATTTTTTGTAATTGTGTCATGGATATAGAATGTATTTGAATCCATCCGTATTGTATCATTATACTCTTTTATCTGCGAATAGTCGTTAATTATACGAATTGTGTCGTATATTGGGATATAAATTGAATCTTGTAAAATTACTTTATAAGGAATTGAATCGCCTTTTTTATATTTAGTCAATGTCTTAATATTAAAAATTGTATCAGTTTTTAATACTATTTCATTTTTAGTATAAGTAGGCTTTGTCATCAATAAAAAAATGACTACCGCTATTAAAATAATTACTATAAGATTCCTCATTATAACTTTCGGATTTGCTTAATATAATATACGATTGCTAAAATACCCGAAATGATAGCAACCAAGCCCGCTACCATTGTGACCAATGGTTGCACTTGAGTGATTGTGATACTTGCTGCGGTAATTGATACCGTTGTGTTAATTAGGGCGTGGCTGCTATCCTGTGTCATGTCTTAAAGTTCTTCCTCTTCATCTTGTTTAATAAATTCGATTCCATTGGTCCAATCTTCAAGGAAAATGAAGTTTTCAAGCCCTTGAGGATTAACGATGTTAATCTTCTCAAATGCAAACTCTTCATCATTTAGGGCTTTAATGTCGCTCGTAAGCTTTTTAATGCCTTCCTTTGTAAATTGATAATCACCTTTTTCCGTTACATTTAAAATCCCTTTGTCATTAGCACTTGCATTATCAAGTCGTAATTCATCCTTTTTTGATTGATACGCTTCATAACTAGGCTTAAGCTTTTCAAAGATTTTAAATAGTTTCTTTTGTACTTTTGTTTCCTGGTTACCTATGATCGCCTCCATTTGTGCGACTAGGTTTAATAAATTTGAATACTTCATAAAATTATAATTTTAGCAAATATATTATTTTTTAACAATAGTTAAAATTTATATTAGTAACCACACCTACTGTACTGATAGTTATTTCTGCAAAAGGACATTGTTGTAATATACTATCGGTAAACCTTTCAATTCCTAATCCGTTATATAATGTTGTTTGTGCGGCATTTGTATAAGCCAATGTTAAAGTTGAATTTAAATAAACAGTAGCAACGAATACAGGACTTGGAACAATAGTATATAAATTTATTTGTATCCCTATATCACTTTTAACCAAAACTTGTAAACTTGCTTTTGCGGTATTTATTAAATAATTGCCCGGTCCGGCATAATAATAATTGGCTAAAAAATAAGCCTTTGTAATTAATTGAAGTGAATTAGCCGGTAATGTACAACCATCACACCAAGGATAATTACTATTGGTATTACTAGCCCAAAAGTTATTCATTGCCGTTCTAGTTATGCCTTGATTTGTAGCCGTACCATCCCAAGTTGTAGCCATATTATTTGTTTTCTAGTTCTTTAATTCTTTGTTCCAAAGCGTATATTTTAGCAGTATGCACCTCACGATAAGATAGGCTTAACATATCATCACTACCTTTTGAAACCGCACTATCTAATATTCCAACAAAATCTTGAGCATAATAACCTAATTCAACCTTTCCGTTTTTAGTGTAAAGTTTTGGGGTTATTGATGCAATGCCTTTTGTTTGGTAGTTATCTTCAATAAGTGTTTTGATTCGCATATCACTTGATTCAAAAAAAGATGTTCCTGTATATTTACCATAAGCATAAACATCTCCGTTTACATTTAATCTTTCACTACCTACTATTGTGCCTAATGTTCCACTAGAATTTGCCACTTGTAATACACCCCCACTTGTAATACGCATTCTTTCGGAGCCAGCCGTATTAAATCTTATAAATCCAGAACTATTTTCATTATTAATTTTTAACCCATTATCGTTACCATCATAAGCAATAAATCCATACTGCGTTGTAGGAGCATCTGAATCTCTTAAATAAAGTGCTGCGCCCGTTGCTGATTGAATATCTAACGCTCTACCGTATCCGATAGAATCTGTCGGACTATTTGTTCCTATACCTACGTTAGAATTAAGAAAATGAACTTGTGCTACTGTATAAGCATTATTAGTTGCCATTCTAAATACAGGCAATGTTCCTCCTTGAAATTCTAAAGTACTTCCACCTGTATAATATGTATTTTCGTATTTATAAGTTGCAGCAAAACTACCATACCCACCACTTCTATCCCAAGTTAAAGTTGGACCTGTACCCGCGCCTGTTGGTCCTAATAATGTTAAACCTGTTGATTGAATTGTACTAGTAAAGGTAGCTGCGCCCCTTGCTATAAATGTACCATTAACATCTAGTTTATAGTTATTATTGGTAAAAGTACCACCTGATTGTATAAGCACATTGCCATCCGAAAAAATACGCATCCTTTCCCCTGTGCCAAGAGTTCCATTAACAAAAAATTGCATTACTGAAGTAGCACCCGGAGCACCTAATATCATATTTCCACCACTACCAACTGATTCAATTTGCAAATCACTAATTGTTCCCGCTGCTTTTATTTTTGGAGTATATTGAGTTGTTACATCAAAATAAATTCCCGCATTTGCAACTCCCGCTTGAAATATACCACTAGGACTTGTTGTTCCTATACCTAATCTATTATTAGTATCATCCCAAAAGAAGTTTGCATTGTCTTGAGCGATAGTTGAGCCATTGCTAAATAACACCGAGCCACTTGTTAAAGATGGTAAATTGTATTTATTGTTAAATGTTGTCCAATCAGTATTTGAAAGCAATCCTCTTGCCGTTGCGGATGCGGATGGAATATTAAAAGTATGCGTTGCCGTTGTACTTGAAATATTAAAATCAGTACCACTCATCCCCGTTGAAAAGTTTTGAGTTGCTGCGGTTAATCCATTTAATGTTGAAATCCTATTTGAATAAGCCGTATCCCATTGTGTTTGGCTTGCATTAGTTGGGATTGAATAACCCGCCGTAAAACTAAATACTCCCGTTGTGTTGGTATATGTTAACCCTGTTGCACTTGAACTTAAAGCAAGTAAAGAAATATAAGCGGTCGGATTAGATGCTAAATAATAAGTACTATTATCATAGCTTATTGTTGATCCGCTAATCTTTACAAAGCCGGTACCACTTAAAGCCGGTTGTTTTAAATTAAATGTGTTCCAATCGGTACTACTTAAAGCACCGGTTGCACTTGTTGATGCAAGCCCCAGGCTTAAAGCTTGAGTGCTTAAACTCAAACCATTTGCCGTGCCAATGGTCACCGCTGCATGTCTTGCCGCCGTATTGGCAGCCACATCCGTGTTTGCGCTTACTCTTCCTTCGGTATAATATAATCTTGAACCTTCGGTGATGTCGGATGTTGTCAAACTTACCGCTCCGGTATATCCATTTACTGAACTTACGGCATCCGTGTTATCAACTTTATCCCATGTGGCGCCATTAAAGATGGCCCAATCACCCACTTTCCAATCGGTGATACCATCAAGGTTTGTTGATCCCGCAACACTTACGATGTAATAATATCCTTTTGTTCCTGTACTACTTGTAAGCGTTGGGCTATTTGTTGATGCGTTCCAAACGCTTTGATATATTGCCCCACCTAATACTCCATTGATTTGGTTTTGAACTTTACCAAATGCAACCAATATTGAGTCGGTTGCGGTTATTGATCCTCCGGTAATGTTCACACCGGTTAAAATTTTACCCGTTACGGCCGATGTGCTTAATGTCACCGCCGCCGATCCTGGGCCGCTCGCCGTTGCCTCACCACTTAAAGCGGTGATGTAGCTTCCGGATGCTTGCTTATTATTGAATGTATTCCAATCGGTTGAGCTTAAATAACCATCACCACTCACACCCGCTTGGCTTATTGTAAATCCTCCCGTTGTATTGTTATAAGACAATGGAGCCGTTGCACTCAATCCTGTTAACGCAATGTATGCGTTTGGATTAGATGCTAAATAATAACTTGAGTTATCATAGCTTATTGTCGTTCCGCTAATCTTAACAAAGCCCGTGCCGCTCAATGCCGCTTGCTTGCCATTAAAAGTATTCCAATCCGTGCTTGATAAATAACCATTTGCCGATGTAGTTGCTTGCGCTATGCTAAATGCTCCGGTTGTATTGTTATAACTTAATGGAGACACTCCGCTTAAACTTGTTAATGAGATTGGTGTATATCCCAATACTGTTGCAATGCTTTTATTTTTCCATAAGGTTGTCGCAGTCTCATAAAATAAACCTTCGTTATTTGCAACACTTGAGATAAGTACATTATGTAACTCTTGTAATTCAAAGCCATTTTGTATCTTAACATAAATCTCGCCGTTGTTTATATTTGATCTTGTAACTACTCCAATATAGACTAAATGCGCCGGTGCAACGGGCTTATTTGCCAATCCAAATATTAAATTACCACTCACCCCAAGCCACACCGGATCGCCCGCGGTTGCCGTTGATGTATTCAATCCTCCTAATAATCCTTCCGTAATGATTGCCCCGATGCCATTAATTGCCAAATTCTGCATAGCCAAACCAAGTGTTTTGCTTGATAGTGGCTCGGTTGTATTTGATGCCAAAGAAACCAATTGATTTGTCCCATTAGCCCCACTTATGTAAACGGCTTGCCCTTTATTTATTGCAACCTCGGCTTTAACTGTATCTCTTAATTGCTCGGTCCAATCTGCGTAATTATCCATCCATGCAGTATCATAATTCGTTGCACTATTTTTTGTAAGTAATTGCCCCGCAGTACCTCCCGATGGCACTAATTGAGTGCTTAATGGGATTGTGTACCCCGTATCCAATCCAAATGCTAATGTACCCGCGCTTACGATGGGCGAGCCACTTATTGTAAGTCCGGCCGGAACTGTTGCCGCAACACTTGTAACCGTTCCGCTTGCTGCAAGATCGGTCCATGATGCCGTAATTGTTCCCGCATCTTGTTGCGTTAATGTCAATGTTTTGGTAGTTGTACCACTTACATTTGCACTAACTATTGAATCGTTATAAGCCGTATTAAATTTAACCCAATCCGTGCTACTTAAAGCGCCGGTTGTTGATGCCGATGCTAATGCCAGGCTTAACACTTGAGATGCCAAGCTTAACCCATTAGCAGTTCCAATTGTCACCGCTGAATGTCTTGCAGCCGTATTTGCTGCCACATCCACATTATTTGAAACTCTTGTCTCGGTATAATATAATCTTGTTCCTTCCGCGATGTCGGTTGTTGTTAATACCACCGTTCCAACATATCCGTTAACACTTGTTACCAAATTGGTATCTATGTCGGTCCATGATGCGGTGATGGTGCCTCCATCTTGTTGGTTTAAAGTTAATGTCTTTGTCGTTGTACCGCTTACGCTTGCACTTACGATTGAGTCATTATAAGCCGCATCCCAGGTTGTTTGCTTTGCAGTTGTTGGCAAAGAATAACCGGAAGCAAAATTAACCGCTAGCGTTCCGGCAACTGTAATTGGATTGCCACTTACTTGAAGGCCAACCGGTACGGTCATGTTAACACTTGTTACTGTTCCCGTTCCCGTTACTGCTTTGTTAATCCATTTAGTGCCATCATATGTAAGAACATCGCCGTTGGTACTGCTTACTAATGTTACATCACCAAGTTCGCCAAGGTCATAATCACCATCAACCGCGATTATATTTCCGGTCCTTCCAAATACTGAATACACGGTTGTTGGCAATGGATAACCTCCATTAACTGTTGATACTTCAACAATATTCTCGGTTACATTTACAATAACATCGCCACTCTCTACATTGATACTAATTTTTTCATCATTAACTACTATGTTTATTTGCTCTTCGCTTGGTGTTATTATTGTACTCATTTTATTATACTCTTGTTATGTCCTCCTGTACTAAAAAAGTTCCCCAAATATATGTTTTGACAAGGCCACTTGGGAAGGTGACATTCATGTCATAAACATAACTTCCGGCGGCAATGTCCACTATCTTATTTAATGTGATCTCGTTTTTACCTACGCCACCAATTGTGATGCTTGTACCGGTTACAAGGCTCAACACCACATCCGTTGATGCGGGCTTGGTCCTAACTTGTATCAAGATAGTTGATCCGCTTAAATCAACTGCCACATCATTTGCCGTGATAGCAAATGTCTGCGCCCAACTGTCATTGCGCCATAATTGAACATTGTATTGTGCGGGCCTTAAATCACCCGTTGAACTATTGCAACTCATATTTATAATTTTTTAATTTAATGGCATATCGCAAGCATCAAACTCCGATACTGTTGTCATGTTAAAGGTTATCTCAATACCACTCAAATAATCTTCAAACTTATCCAATATAAAATTGTAACTTATATTAGGATCAAGGATGTAATTATTTGCTCCGTTTCTCATTTTGCTAATTATGTCCGCTCCGATTTGTAATTGATCGGATGCAACATCCGGCTCAAATTCGGCCTCCATGCCCGCCTTATCTAAAAACCAAAGCGTTACATTATAGACTTGCTCACGCCCAACATTCAATGATCCGCTATTGATTGCAAAGCAAGCAATGGGATAAATTGGTTGGTCATTTACAAACAACCACTCTCTTGGTGTCGCATTTTTTACGCTCTTTATTTGCGCATGCGATTCTAGGAGAGTCCTTATTGTACTTATTACCTGGTTGTAAGTCATTGAATTTTTGTTTTACTTTGTCTATAAACTCCCTTTTATAACTGCGTATTTTCATGAGGTAAATCTAGGTTACTAACTCTTCGTGTTGCTCCTCTCCTTCCCAAAAATATTGGCGAAGTATATGCTTTAATTTGTGGCGCTATGATATCAAATCCGCTACCATAATTTAAGTACTCATCAAACAACTCGGAGTTTTCACGAAGATAATCAATTAATCTTGTCTTGTAAAACTCACCATTGCTCATGTAAGACCTTTGTAATAATTCCAATTGGCCCTTACTTGGTGAGTTGCTCTCCTCCGCAGTTTTCTGCATCAATCCTTTGCTAAAAAATTGGAACGATGTTGCCATCACCATCTCGGCAAGTGTGAACCATAAAAGGCAATCCGTTACATAATCATTAAGCAAAGATTTTTCATCCGTGCTTAAATCGTTATTCTCAACCCCATCTTGTAACCTACGAAATAAAGATGTACCAAGTGCCGGCAATAAAAACTTATCTTGAGCTAACTTGATAACCGGTAAAATTTGCTTACCATCGATGCCCTGGCTTATTGCCGTTCTACTTTTGATAAGCTCCTCATTAATAAAAAGTATATTTAAACTCATAAAATTATTTTTTTCTAGTTACAATTTTTACTTGCCAACGATGTCTGCAATATGGGCGGTGAACTCCATTTGGTTGCGTGAACCAACCGCCTCTCCTATCAAATACTGAATAGCCTAAACGCTCGGAGATGTTCTCAATATCGGAACGGCTCCAAAGCTTTGTCTCCGCTAGTTGTAATAAGCGCGCACAAAATGGTCGGTTTTTATCATCTCTTGGACCGGCATATGTGTAACGCAAAAGCACCTCGGTTGTGGTTGCTTTATCACCTCCCGCAATTTTGCGAAGTGGCTTTGTAAGCACACTCTCTTGAGGTTTATACTTTGGGTTTAAGATGCTTAAATCTCTCCCGATTATTTTTAAATATCCTTCCGTTTTTAAAGCTTCAATTGTAAGATTAACCTCGGCAACGCTTTTATTTAAGATGGTGCCAATGTTCTCCGGAGTGATAAGCTTGTTTTTGCTTATCAAATCAAGGACATTTGCTTTGATTGTGTCAATCTCGGCATCCGCAAATTGCTCAAAGTTTTTAGCTTCATGAGTCTCAATTACTTCAAACTCATTGCAATTGTCACCGCATGCGCTAAATTCACTCAATAACAAATCATCTTGCATGTCAGCAAAGGCCTCTTCGGTTTTAGGATCATCATCAACACCCAGGAAGGTATTCACATCATCATCGCTAAAACCAAATCCACTCTTTAACATCAATGCCGCTTGTTGCTTGTTAATCTTACCGCTTCCGAATTGGCGAACAATACGCATAACATTTTGATATTGCCTTCCGCTTAAATTCTTAATGCTATCATTTGCAGCCGCTATTGGCTCACTACCCGTTGGAGGCAATCCCCCGCCCTGTGGTGCCAAGTTATCCGGTGCAAGGCCTAACTTCTCGCGGATTTCATTGCGTGTCATATTGGCGCTCATAATGGCTTCGCTAAACTCAAAGCTTAATGGCTCAACCGGAACAATCTCAAACTCACCAACGATGCCGGCCAATTTCATTAACTTATTGAAAGTTACTTCGTGTTGTTGTTGGCGCTCGTTGACATATGTGTTTTGGAATATTTGATAAGCATCACGAATCTCGCTGCGGCCACCCAATTGCCCTTCGGTTTTAATACCAAATAGCATCGGGCTTGTAACTTGATGACAAGAGAAAATCTCTTGTTGGATTAGATTGTTAACATTAGTGAAATCCTCTTTTGTCAAATTGGTTTGTCCTAGATCAACAATATCGACTGCATTTTCCTTTGATGGATTAAATGCAATTACTACGCGATCACCTTCCGGATTAGCAAATTTATTCTTTAAATCTCTCTCAACTTCCTCTTGCTCCTCCTCACCTGGTAAGCCATTATTGAAATTAATCAATTTGGTGGCCACAAAGTTTTTCTTTGCATTACCTAATATATGTCGGCTCACTTGGATATCACTCTCAATGTAGTTAAGACCTTGGAAATAGGAAGGAAGAGGGTAAATATCACTCTTTGGATTGTACTGCTTTACAAATAAAATTTGCGCGCCATTTGGCTCATTTGGATTGAATGCTTTGTACTCTCTTGCCGTTTCTCTAAATTCGCTCTTGCTCCAATCATCTTTAACATAAAAGCATTTCATATCTTTTGAAACCCTTACTTTTTGGAACTCAATGTGATACACTCCGGCGATTTGCTTTAACGCATTGTAAACAATTTGCAAATAAAATCCACCATGAAGCTCATCATCTAAAATCGAGCGCTTTAAAATTTGATTCCAAGTTTCACCCTCAACATTGGCAACTTTCGGAACATCCGCAAAACCTTTGCCATAAATATAATTAACCTTACCTTTTACAATTGCACCGTGCTTTGGGCTTTCGCCAAATAACTCAATCAAGTAATTTGAATAGTTATTTTTAGCACCAAACTCAACATAGTTTTTACCTTTTTTCTCTTCGAATTTAGGTTGTTGCGCTTGGTCAAATTCGACCTTTACTAAATGATATTTATTGCTCACAATTATATGTTTTAAATTCGTTACATTGATCCGTGTATTCAGTTGGCGCACATTCGGCGACATCATGCAAATACATAAAGCCCTCCTCAACAATTGCACCGCTCAATAATGGATCAAGATTTGTTGAGCTTGCTTGTTGTCTTATAATATATCGCCAGGTGCCGGCTTCGTAATTCTTAAAAACCTTATCCAAGATAAGCATTTTTTGGTATCTATTATAATCAACAATGTTTGTACCAACAAATTTAACTATTTTATCCGTAGCACTTGTAAAAATAAATAAATATTTAGGCGTTGCGATGGTTGTTAACTCATCGGCCGTAAATATTATGTAATTATTTTGCCCTTTATATATGTGCAACATCTTGTTAAATTTAAAAAGCCCTACCTACTCACAGGTAGGTAGGGCATAAATAAAATACTGCTTTAAATAAAATTATCCCGCAGTCTCAAGCGCCGCTCCTACTGTTGCGCTAACTTGTAAAAAATCATCAACCTCTATTCCACTTAATGTGATATTGTAACCATTACGATCACCCGCAGCCGTACCACTTCCGCTTTCAGTTGTTGCAAGATATAAACCTTTACCCTTACCGTACATACGATAATTGCCATCCATATCCAATGTAACAACCATTAACTTATTTTTAGCAAGTGTACGAACTATGTTCGCAGTTGTTGAGTCTCTCTTATTTAATGGGAATACTACTTGGTGAGTATAAAATACTGAACCATTCTCTTCCGATGCAGTTGCATTAGATGATGTGTTTGCGGTTGCTCTTGGAACCTCAAACTTGTAAAATCTTTTGCCCGCTACTTTTGTGATCCCGGTAACTAGACCGCTTACTTCGGTTACACCCGAAATGTTGCCGAACTCTGCTAAATATACTGCGGACAAACCGCCGATATTCTCGCGACAATCAATCGTGTAACCGCTTGTTATTGCACATGCCATGATAAAAAAGTTTAAAAAAAAGGCGGCTATTTCACCGCCTTTTCTTGATTATAATCCC